AACCCTTTCCTGGACGAAGACTACATCAAGGACCTGGAAGCGCTCAAGGATATAGACCTGGAGCACTATTCCATCTTCGCGCTGGGGGAGTGGGGCCGCATCTCGAATCTCATCTATCCGAACATCGAGTATTGCGACGCGCTGCCCGACTCCTACGACTATGCCATCCGAGGACTCGACTTTGGTTTTAATAACCCGACATCGCTCGTTAAGCTCGTGTACAAAGATGGCAGACCTTTTGCGCAGCAGGAGATCTACAAGCGGGGGCTCAACAACCGCGCCCTCCTGGGCGAGATGGAGACCGTCATCCCCGCCGCTGAGCGCAGCCTGCCGATGTACGCCGACACCGAAGCCGCCGACCGCATAGACGAGATCGCCTGCGAGGGCTACAACGTCCTGCCCGCCTATAAGGGGCCGGGCTCGGTCAATGCCGGCATCCTCTCCGTCCAGGGCTCGCGCCTGGTCATCTGCGATTCGCCCGACCTGGAGCGCGAAGCTAAGCGCTACAAGTGGGCCAAGGACCGCGCCGGGAAGATCCTGGACGTTCCCGTCAAATTCGAAGACCACGGCATGGACGCCATCCGCTACGCCCACCATACGCACCACCTGGGCCAGCGCGGCGGACTCCACATCCTGGTGAGCGGGGGATCATGACCATAAAGGACCTGTTCAAAAACCCTTTCCGCAAGAGCGGCGACGTGGCGCGCATGATCGCCAGCGTGCTCAACCTCAACGGAACGGACGACGACTTCGAGGGGTTCGATATCTTCAAGGTAGCCAAGGCCAGCCCCTGGGTGTTCGTGGGCCTGCGCGCGATCGTAGACAACATGGCCGGCGTGGACTACCACTTCTACAAGCCGGTCACCAAGAAGAGCGGGGCGCGCGGCTGGGAGGTGGACGAGAAGCACCCCTGGGAGAAGCTGCTGACCAGGCCGAACAGGTTCATGTCGGCCTACGACTTCAAGCGCTACACCATGCTCTCGCTTGAGATGACCGGGAAAGCCTTCTGGCTGCCGGAGAAGGACATCTTCAACGAGTCCACCGAGATCAACGTCCTTCCCCCGCACCTGGTGGAAGTCCTCCCCGGCCGCAACGAGCTGATAGCCGGCTTCAAGTACCGCCCGGGACCCGGCAGGGAGATCACCTACAGCTACGACGAGGTCATCTACTTCCGGCAGATAAACTCCGTGGCCAGCCTGATAGACGGTCTGGCCGGCGTCACCGCGGCGAAAGACTCCATCATGTCCGACCTGTTCGCGCGCGCCTGGAACAAGGCCTACTTCAAGAACGCCAGCAAGATAGACGGCATCGTCTTCACCGACGGCCCCTACAACGAAGAGGGGCGCAAGCGCGAGCTGGCGGCCTGGGACCAGCTCTACAAGGGCGTGGACAAGGCGCACAAGATAGCCATATTCTCCGGCGGCAAGGGCAGCAAGTTCCAGGAGATGACCCATAACCTCAAGGACATGGATTTCGCCGGCCTCTACAGGATCGGCCGCGAGGAGATCCTGGGAACCCTGGGCGTACCGCCGTTCGTGGCCGGCATCCCGGACGCCGCCAACTACGCCAACGCGGACGCGCAGATGCGCCAGTTCTGGGAGCTGGCTCTGGCGCCCAGGCTCAAGTCCTTCGAGAGCACGGTCACCATGCACGTCGGCCGCAACAAGAAGCTCGGCGAGTCGTGGTTCCAGGCCGACCTGAGCAACGTGAAGGCCCTGCAGACCAACGAGCTGCAGCGCGCGCAGACCGCGCAGCTCTACCACTTCATGGGCATCCCGCTCAACGACATCATCAACAAGATGGACCTGCCCTTCGACCCGGTCGAGGAACCGGAGTACCCGGATTACGAAGATGAAGGCGAGGAAGAAGATGAGGGCGCCGCCGGCGCCGGCCAGGAGCAGGCCCCCGAAGACCCCAAGGCGCAGCCGGCCGCCCTGGTTAAGGCCGAGGAGTCGCAGGACGAGGTCATCAAGCGCATGCGCTGGAACAGCTTCGACCGCGGCCTCCGCATGCACGAGCCCAAGTTCGAAGCCGGCATGAAGGCCTTCTTCCGCCTGCAGCGGTCCCGCGTCCTTAAGCGCCTGCGCGCCGCGGAAGAAGAGATATTCCCTAAGCGCGGCCGCGGATCGGTCAAGGACGATAGTCCGCTGCCCGACAACATGCCGGACCTGATATTCCAGCTGATCTGGACCGACGAATACGAAGCCGAAGCCCTGGCTCGCGCTACCCGCAAGTTCATCCGCGGCATCTACGCCGACTTCGCCATACAGGCCATCAAGGACAACGAGCTGCCCATCAGCTTCTCCCTGCAGGACCCGGCCGTAGTCGCCTTCGTGGAAGGCAAGGTGATGAAGCTGGTGCGCGAAGCGACTGGCACCACGCGCGAGAGTCTGACCGAGGAGATAGTGGAATCAGTCCGCTCCGCGCTGGCCGAGGGCCTGACCTCCAGCGAGACCATCGCGCAGATCTCCGACCGCATAGACGGCGTCTACCAGTTCGCCCAGGAGTACCGCTCCACCCTCATCGCCCGGACCGAGACCATCAGCGCGGCCAACACGGCCGCCTACGACATGCTCGGCCGCGTGAACGCGAAGGTGCAGTGGCTGACCAGCCGGGACGGAAAGGTGCGCGATACCCACCAGCTGCTGGAGGGCGAGGCCAGGCCGCACGGCGAACCGTTCATAACGGCCTCCGGTGCCACGCTTTTGTACCCCGGCGACCCCGGCGGGCCGCCCGAAGAGATCATCCAGTGCCGCTGCACATTAATCAAGGCAAAGGAGCAGTGACCATGAAAAAGCTCGTTAAGTTCACGCATGTAAAGAGCGTAGACATAGAGAACCGCCTGGTGCGGGCCTATGTCTCCGACTTCGGCTGGGACCGCGACCAGGAGCGCTTCGCAAAGGGCGCCTGGCTGCTGGACAATTTCAAGAAGAACCCCGTCGTCCTGTTCGCGCACGCCTCTTACAACTGGCCCATAGGCAAGTGCATCGAGATCATCGAGGACGAGATAGGGCTGCTCACCGTTACGCAGTTCGCCGACACCGAAGAGGGCGAGAAGTGCCTCAAGCTCTTCGCCGACGGCATCCTGAACGCCTTCTCCGTGGGCTTCATCCCGCGGGAGATCGCTTACGAAGACATCGAGAAGGACCGCCGCGGCCGCGTCTTCGTCCGCGCCGAGCTGCTGGAGTATTCCGTGGTCCCGGTGCCGGCCAACCCCGGCGCCTGCGTCACGCACGACCAGGCCGAGCTTGTCCGCAAGACCTGCGGCGAGGGCTACGTCCGCCAGGACGGCGAGAAGTTCCTGCTGACCGACGGCCCCGCCCCGGGCGGCGTGATAGAGCCGAAGCCGGCCGAAAGCGGAACGGCGAAGGGCACCGGCGAGACGCCAGCTGCCGCGGCCGAACCGAAAGACCCCGACATCGAGATGGTCCTCAAGGAGGTCATCTCCCTGGCCAAGACCGTCAAGTTCAAGCCGACCGGCGACAACCGCCTCAACCTGGTGAAGTCGGCCATCAACGTTTTCCAGGACATCGTGACCGAGTGCGAGAAGGAAGAGGTCACGCGCGAAGAGTTCGACCAGCTCAAGGCCCTCGTGGGCGAGTTCGCCGGGTGCGTGCGCAAGCTCTACCCGAGCAAAGAAGAGCTGGTCAAGACCGTTCTCTCCCAGCTTGATAAGGCCCTCAAAAGCCCGGACCAGGAGTAACGACCTGGCCGACAAGCGGGAAAGGTAAAAGAAAATGGACCCCAACGTTACCCGCGAGGAGTTCGACACCCTCGCCAAAGCCGTGAAGGAAGCGTCCGACCTGGTAAAGGCGAACGCGGCCGCTCACAAAGACGCCGTCAAAGACCTCGTGAAAGAGGCCCTGACCAACCACCCCGGGCTCACCCCGGAGCGGAAGTTCGCGGTGCCCGACTACGTCCCCTCGCAGGAGACGGAAGTCGTAGCCGCCATGCCGAAAGAGCTGCACACCGACATCGACAACCTGCTGCTGCTCTCGGCCATAACGGGCCAGAAGGTCCGCGACCTGAAATACTGGAAGCGCTTCGAGCGCAAGGCCGAGAAGCACCTCAAGGCGATCAGCGCGACCGGTTCGACCGGCTCGGGCTCCGACTGGGTGCCGACCATGTTCTCGCCCACCTTCCAGGAGATGATCAGGGTCGCCGGCAAAGTCGTCCCGCTCTTCCCCGTGGTGGACATGCCGTCCAACCCGTACGTCCTCCCCATCGAAATAGGCCGCATGACGTCCTATAAGGTGCCGGAGAACACCGGGGACACCGGGCAGACCGCCATCCCCAAGGGCGACGCTTCGGCGCTGACCGGGAAGACCACCCTGACCGCCGTGGGTCACGCCACGATGGTCCTGGTCTCCAAGGAAGCGCAGGAAGACTCGATAATCGCGATGCTGCCGTTCCTGCAGTCGCGCCTGCCCCAGGTCATCGCGGAAGGCCGCGAGGACGCGCTGCTTAACGGCGACACCGCCGGCACGCACGAGGACTCCGACACCCACGCCCTGGGCGCCACTTCGCGCCGCAAGATAGCGCTGGGCCTGCGCGCCATGGCCAACGACAACTCCTACAAGAGCTCGCTGGCCACCTTCAACCTGACCAACATCAGGGCGCTGCGCAAGGGTATGGGCAAGTACGGCATCATGCCGAAGGACTGCGCCCTCATCGTCGGGATCAACGGCTTCTTCAAGCTGCTGGACCTGGGCGAGGTGACGACCGTGGACAAGTACGGCACCAAGGCGACCATCCTCAACGGCGAGCTCGGCAACATCGACGGCATGCCCGTCATCGTCTCGGAGTTCGTGCGCGAGGACCTGCACGCCACCAACGCCGTTTACGACGCCGCGGGCACGACCTCCGTCATGCACGTGGTCAACCGCAACGCCTTCGTCGTGGGCGAGCGCCGGCAGTACACCTTCCAGATGCTGAAGGAGAAGTACGCGGAATACGGCCAGGACGCGCTGCTCGCCACCGAGCGGTTCACGTTCGCGCCTCTCTTCCCGATCGCCACCAACAAGGCGACCTGGATGGGCTACGGCATCGCCGCCTGAGCGGTGGGATAAAGGTCGAAACACTCCCCGGGGCGGCCAACCCGCCCCGGGGTTTTAAAGCAGACAGAGGAGAACCCATTTATGAAATCGCTGAGCGAGATACAGAACGACGCGGACNNCGCTGCGCGTGGAAGCCCTGGAGAACGCGAGCTGATGACTGAGAGGGAGAGCGCTTACCGCTTCGCCTTGAGCGAAGCCGAACGGAACGGCCAGGCCGGGCTCGCCAGGATCTACAGAAAGCTCCTGCGCGAGACTACGAGCCGGGTTAAGCCTATTCCGCCGCGCGCCAAGCCGAAGGTCGCCTTCGTGGTCGACCATAAAGGCTGGTGCGGGGAGCGCCTTTCTCTCAGTATCGTAAAGGCCCTGGAGCCCTGGTACGAGGGCGTAGTGATACGCCTGGGCGACCGGGAGCACCTGGAGCTGGACGCGGACCTCTACATCTACCGGAACGTCTCCTGGCTGTCGGCGCTCAAGCTGCCACCGGAGATCTACGCCAGGACCATAACCCTTTGCGAGGGCGAGCGGCCCTTCACCCAGAAGTACGCGGGCGACTACGCCAAGGTGCTCGGCGTCATCCCGCTCAACGGCAAGCTCGCCGGCATGGCGGCCGCCGCGGGGGCCCGGCATGTCTGGTCCCCCATCCCCAACGGCATAGACACCGAATCGTTTTACCCGGCCGACCGCCTGCCCGAGGAGTTCGTGGTCGGCAGCGCCGGCAACTTCTCCCTGGACTACTACGACGACTGGAAGGGTTTCAGCAAGTACATCGTGCCGGCCTGCCGGAAAGCCGGCGTCAAGCTGGACTGGCGCGGCTGGCGCGGTGTGTCCCAGACCCCCGGCGAGCGCAGCCGGCAGGAGCCGCTCGACAAGATGCCGGACTGGTATCGCTCCCTCTCCTGCTTCGTGCTCATGAGCAAGAGCGAGGGCTGCAGCGGCGTCACGTTCGAAGCGCTGGCCTCGGGCCTGCCGGTCATCAGCACCAAGGTCGGCTGGCACGGCGAGCAGCACTTCGGCATTACCTGGGTGCAGCGACCGACCGAGGAGACTCCGGAGAACGTAGCCGCGGCCGTGGATGCACTGGCGGAGCAGATCCTCCAGGTCAAGAATTACGGCATGACCAGGCCCGACCCGGCCGCGCGGGCTTTCTGCGAGTGGTACTCCTGGGAGAACCTCGCGCCCAAGTGGAAGGCCGCCATCGATTTTTACATAGCCGCCGCGCGGACCGGGAGGTATGAATGAGCGCCACGACCGTTAATTCCGCAATAGCCCTCACCACGCTCGAGGGCCTCAAGGAGTACCTGCAGCTCAGCGGCACGTCCGACGACGCTCTGCTCGCCGTCATCATCAACGGCATCAGCCAGCGCGTCCATGACTTCTGCCAGCGCAACCTGCTTTCGGCCTCCTATACCCACTACTTCAACGGCAACGGCCGCCGCGAGCTGCTCCTGGCTAAGGCCCCCGTTACGGCCGTGACCAGCGTTCACGAGGATCACCTGCGCGTCTGGGGCGACGACACCCTGGTCGCCGCGGCCGATCGCGTGGTGGAGCCCTGCGGCCGCATGCTCTGCATCAACAATAAAGACGTGTGGACCCGGGGAATACTCAACATCAAGGTCATCTACACCGCCGGCTACAGCCTGGCCACCCTGCCCGCGAGCGTGGACCTGGCCGTCAAGGAGTTCTGCGCCGCGGCCTACTACAAGGCCAAGAACCGCCGGCACGACGTGCAGAGCGAGAGCCTGGGCGATAAGACCATCAACTACATCCAGGTCAACATGCCGCCCCAGGTGGAGGGCGCGCTGCGGCCTTATATCTTCGTCCCGACCGGCGACGAGTACGCGGAGGCCATCTGATGCTCCGCATCACCGGCGACCCCAAGCCCGTCATAGCCCGCCTGGACGAGTTCAAGCGGCGGGTGGACGCCGGCCTGCGCCGGGTGGTGGAAGACACGGCCGAGGACGTGGTCTCGAACATCAAGGAGAACTACCTGAGCGGCCCCCGGGGGAGTAAACTCGGCACGGTCACCGGCCGCCTGCGCAGTTCCATCACCTCCCGGGTCAAGCAATATGACGACCGGATAGCGGTCACGTTCGGGACCGACGTCCCCTACGCCGGGATCCACGAGTTCGGCGGACAGACCCCGCCGCGCGTCATACTCCCGCGGGAGAAGGGCGGCGTGCTTTCTTTTCTCATCGGCGGCCGGCGGGTCTTCGCCAAGAGCGTCAAGCATCCCGGCAGCAAAATAAAGAAGCGCCCGTTCATGCGCCCCGGGGTGCGCGAGATGCTCCCCAGGTTCAGCGAGAAAATAGCTCTCTTCCTAAAGGAGGCCGCCGATCATGGCAACGCGTAGGGAGGAGATCCTGGCGGCCCTCAAGACCTCGCTGGAGGGCATCACCGTGGCCAATGGCTACGAGCTCACGCTCAACAAGGTGGAGCGCGGGCTGCGCCATTACGACAACGTGCCCGGCCCGGAGATGCCGGCCCTGTTCATCGCCGGCGCGGACGAGGTGCGCAAGAACATCAGCGTCAGCAACTTCGAGTCTCGTATGAGCGTCGCCCTGGTGGGGTACGTGGAGAACAACGACCGCGAGGCCCTGCAGCAGGACGTCAAC